CACCGTCATCCACTCTTACGGCAAATCTATTGTAATTTGAAGGAGATTTGATTCGTAGCGGATAGCGGCTATATTCATCGTAGTCGGGATGCGTTGTATCTACTGCATTTGGGTTGGTTATTACTACGTTGATACCGTTATCAAAGTCAGCCTTTTCATTGAAATGCACATCGCCAGTGACATCTATGCCGCCCCCATCATCCTTCTCTTGAATCTCCTCTACCCTGATAGGCGTGGCAAATGAGGTGTCGTTATGGCCCACATAAACCTTTGTGCCGCTAGTACCCAATCCCAAATAGCTACTAGATGAGTTTGAGTAGACGCCCAACGTGTTTATGCGGCTAGTGTCTCTTGAGCCTGTGCCGGGCTGATTCTTCATAGTCAGCGGCCCTTCCATGTCATCGCCGCCTTCTTTCTTGACGTAATCAACCGGAGGCTCAACCAGCACCCACTCAAAGCTACCGCCGCCTACGTCAGTCCATAGATAAAGGTCTAAGCCTTCAGGGTCGGGATTGTCGTAGTCAAAATCAGGGTCAGTAACTTCATACCACTGGTCGCCAGCCTGTAGGTCATTAGGGTCGCCAGCGTCTGCGTGGGGATACTCAGTCGGCTCATCCTCAGCAAAGATAGGCAGGCGGCCTTCTGGAGGCTCTGGCACTTCTTCGTGCAGTTTCTTTAGGTCATTAATCTGCCCCTGAAGGTCAGCATCACCGTCTTTGCGCTCTTGAGTCTCTTTGGCAAGGTCTGCCTTGATAGCTGTATCGTCATAGCCTGTTGAGTTGATGGTGTCGATAGACTCAGTGTTTTTCTCAATCTCCTCCCAAAGAAAGCGGTTCACTTCCAACTGGTTATCAAGCTGCGGAACGTCAGCCCTAGACTTAAATCTTCCAGCATCGTCCCTAAATACAACAGTGCTGTTAGTTTCAATCAGGTCGGTAGTTGCAACGGCCCATTGCTTCTTGGCATCGTTGTAGACCATCCACTTGTCTAAGTTGCCAGGGATAGGCCGCTTAACGTATAGGCTTAATTCAGCATCACCGCCGCCACCACCGCCACCACCAGACGTAAGCATGGCCCAGTAATCACCAGACTTAACATCCTTAGCCAACTGACCGTGGGGCAGGATTCCGGTAGACGCCTGTTTAGCAACGTAAAGCGATTGGCTGAAATTAACCAAGTCACCGGCTTGGTAGGTAACGCTGGGCGTATAGCCACCCCTAAAGAACCTGACGGGAGTTGCTTGCTGGTCGGTTAGGTGCTGCTGGAATGTCTCCCACAAAGACTTAAACTGATTGTCCAAGGCTTTCATAGCCTCATCAGTGTGGGCCTCAGATACGCTCTTAGTGACTTCTACAGTCGCCTCAAGGAATGGGGCAAGGTCTACAGCGTGTTCCTGCAATCCCTCACCAGTGCGGATAACCGCAACCAGGTTAGTCCCCTTAACCTCAAGCGCCTCAAACGTAGAGCCGTCCTTACCGTCCTGACCGTCTTTCCCGTCCTTACCTGTCGCGCCTTTCTCGCCCTTCTTGCCTTCCGGCCCTCTGCCAGCAATCAGCCTAGCTTCTGCGCCGTCATGCAGAAACAGGCCAAAACCTTTAATAAACAGGTCGCCCGCTACATACTCTTTCTCAGCCTCATACGTCCCCGTAAGCCGGAAACCAGCCGTGCCGACCCGCTCCCAATCTTCCGAGTCAACGCCTTCAGCCGTATCTTTGAGCGCCTTATAAACCTGTCCAAAGTGAGCCTGTACAACGGAACCCTCACGGTATACACCCGACTCATAAACCGGAGCGTCAAAACCAATGCCATCAACACCCTTCTCTCCGGTGTCACCTTTTGCACCGTCTTGACCGTCAGCACCGTCAACCCCGTCTTTACCGTCATTAGGAATAGGCCGCTTATGTAATTCATCGACCGAATCAGTAAGCTCATCAATGCGCTTTGCTAAAGGCTGGGTCTGCTCTTTAACGACACCCTTTAACTCTGTCGCAATCTCAAATTGGGTTTTATCATCCATCACGCAGCGCCTTTCTAAACGTACTCAAGTCCACAGTTTTATCCTCTTCCACAATCGGCTGTGGGATAGCAACAGGCTCCGGCTTGTGTCCAAGCTCCACCATCTGTTGTTGCACTATGGGATTGTCACCGTTGGTAACAGGGTGTAACCCTTCCCTACCTCTAGCCTCGTTGGGGGTGTATAGGCCACCTTGAATAGCCTTGGTCAGCCCATCAATGCGGGCTTGGAAATCTGTACGCAGTAAGCCAGTAACGTCAAAGTCAATGGACTCAGTAGGACGCAAACCAAACAGCTTGTTAAAGCTCTGCTCAAGGTTCTCCAATAACGAACCCAGCGAGATAGACAGCCAAAGGCTAATTAGCTGTTCGACGTTGTTTAGTGTGCTGGAAGTCATATCCCCAATTACCGGCAGGGGCGTACCGTAGACCCGCGCAATCTCTTCTATGCTCATGCGCTGGGCTTCAATTAACTGGGCGTCTTGGCTGCTTATCGCCATCTGTTGCCACTTCAAACCACCAGACAGGATAGGCACAGCACCCTGGGCAATCTTCTGCGATTGCTTGTACCAAGCCTCCCTCAGACTTTCTAATTGGTCTTTGTTCAATACTTGGTCAGTAGAAAGAACCCCAGAAGGCCGACTCATCTGGGCAAAAAAGGCCGCTTGAGAACCAGCCAAGGAAACATTGATACCCGCCGCCATTGCCGCCGCTTTAATCGGGGACTCGCCAATCAATACATGGCGGGGGCAGTACATCCGTAAATGTAAAACGTCCCGCGCAGGGACTAGGTAATCAATCTGGTCAGGGACAAAGGGGTTTGACCCTATCGAATAGAACAACTCGCCTTCTGACACATAGGGCGAACAGGTGCGGCTATCCATTCTGTCTAAGCGGATTACCTCACCCCGGTCATTACGGGTAGCCAGTGAAAACGACTCCCCATCAAAAAATAGCTGGGCTACAGCGTTTAATATGTACTGACTGAAGGTTTCATAGCTATTAGGCGAACGGAAGATACGCGCAGCGGCACTGTTGTCCACAACCTCGGTCGGGCCATTGCCCACCTTGCGCTTATGTAAAGGCTTGCACTGACTGACCGCCCTAGCGTTAGCCATGACGGACGCATACGCCGCCGGTATCTTTTTGGCGTCAATGTGCGGCATTTCCAGATTACGCTGGTAGCCGTCATCAAGTCGGCCCAATTCATACCAGCCGCCAAGCTCACCTTGACCGTAGAGGGGGCCACGTTGCTCACCCTCTCCAGCCCAAAGACCTTTAATCTTCGTCAGAACGCTCATCAGTCTCAACTGTCTCCGGTTCTACAACCTTCTTCTTGCGCCGTCTGACCACTTTCTTTTGAATCTCACCCCTCTGAATGGGTGACAGGTTTGCCGCACCTGTAAGCGGGTTCTGTACTTCGCCGCTAGCAATCAGCCTCAACGCCAATTCTCTATCAGCAATGTTTTGAAATCCGGTCTTACCGTTTAACTCTTCAATCGGCTTATATGCCCAAACAACCATTACAACCTCCTAAAAAATGGGGCGTCATACAGACCGCCCCTGGGAGTGATTAGCTAACTGGCTTAATCAGCACTACTGAGCCGTCACGCAGTTGCGCCCAATCCACCATCCAGACAGTGCGCAGTGCGCTTGAGTAAGTCTGGTACAGGCTTCGGGTCGGTGCGGCAGAAGTGCCAGCGCCATCAACCAAAGGCAGCGGAGTCGTATCTTCCTCATGGATAGACGCAACATCGGAAGCGAGGAAGCGCGGAGCGCCACCAGCAAACACGATATCGGCACAATCCAACAGGTAGATAGCGTCAGACGGGCAAGTGGTTGAAGTCACAACCGGAATACCGATAAGGCTGTTGTTAGCCATCTCGGGGAATGCCGGTGAACCAACAGCGTTTTGCATCATGGTCAGCGAGAACGCATTAGCGGGGTGCATTACCCACACTAGCCGGCGGCCCATGTTGTTGTTGGTCATTGAGACAATAGCGGCCTTCAGCGCAGCAATAGCTGTAGCCTGGTCGCCAAGCATCCCAGTGCCGTCAATGGGCGTACCCGCAAGGTTTTCCATACCAGCAGGCTGGATAGCGGAACCCGCAAAGTTAGACAGGAACGCAGTGTCCAGTGCTACAGCGGTGTCCTCAAGCATCCAACGGCGAATCTCAGCAAGAATGTTGGGCGTAGAACGCTCAAACAATTCCTGGCTGAAATGACCAATTACCCCCAATTTTTTAGGAGTAAGGGTCTGGCTAGTCAAACCAGCTTTCTTAACTGGGATGGGGTCGCCTTCACCAACAAATGCGCCAGCCATGTTAGGCGTAGCCGCTCGACCTGGAATCTTGATTGACGCGTTAGAGCCGAAATCAAAACGGGTCAGCGGAAGCTGAGGGATGATTGACTCAGGCTGAAGAAGCTCCATAAAAGCGCCATAGCCTTCACGCGTCAATTGCG